TGAATTAGTTCAAAAAATAGATGAAGATCATTCTTCCAAGTTAAAAAGAGTTGTTGAAGCTATTGATACTGATAGATCTAATAAATTAAAGCTAGTTATTGAAAAATATGAAAGTGCTTTAGGAAATGAAGCAGAAGGATTTCAAGATCAATTAATTGAAAGTATTTCTGATTATTTAGATGTATATTTAGAAGAAAAAATCCCAGCTGAAAGTGTTAAAGAAGCAGTTAAGAACACTAAAGCTAAGAAAATTTTAGAAGGCTTGAGAAGCCATCTAGCAGTTGATAGTGCTTTAGAAAAGGAAAGCATTAAAGAAGCCGTTATTGACGGCCATAATCAAATTAATGAAGCTTCAAAGAAGCTTGAGTCTGTTGCAGAAGAAAATGCAGTTTTAAAAGAAGAATTAGATACAGTGAAGGCTGGATTAGTTTTAGAACAAAAAACTGCAGGTCTTGATAAGAGAACAAAGCAATATGTAAACAAAGTTATGAAGGGTAAGGACGAAGAGTTCATTAACGAAAACTTTGATTATACATTAAAGCTATTTAAAAAGAAGGAAAGCGACAGACTCGAGACATTGAAAGAAGAAGCTTTAAGTACCAGAGAAGATGTAGATAGGGTAATATACGAAGATAAACAAGAAGTTGTTAACGAAAGTGTATCATCACCTTATCTTAGCGAATTATCTAAGTACTAAACTTTCATAAATCGTTTAGGTATTCCTGAGTTTCCTGGTTTTTTAAACCTTGGGGTCGAATATAAAGGAAAATACAAACTATGAATACAATCAGACCTACACAGGCTTATATTGATGAGAATCGTGCTGCACAACTTCTTGAGAAGTGGGCTCCAGTATTGGATTACACTTCCAAAAGTGTTGCTGCGATTGAAGATAGTCACACACGTTTAAATACTGCTATGCTTTTGGAAAACCAAGAGTCATGGTGTTTAAATGAAGCAGGACCTAATTATGGTTCTTCTGGCATTAATGGTAACGTAGCTGGTAGAGATGGATCACTTGGTGGTGCTTCTTCTATTGGAGCTGCTACTAATGTAACTGGTACTCCAGGACAAGACACTTATGCCACAGGTGACTTCCGTCTTCCAAAGATCTTGATTCCGATGATTAGACGTACTTTTCCCGAGTTAATTACAAATGAAATCGTTGGTGTTCAACCAATGGCAGGTCCAGTTGGCCTTGCTTTCGCTCTTCGTTATCGTTACTCAGGTGAAACACTTGGTAATGGTACTGATGGACAAAAAGATACCATCACTGGTAGACAAACTACAGCATCTGGTGCTGTATCTTCGTTTACATTCGGTGCTGCGTCTCCTAATAACACTCCATCAGACCAAGCAGCCGTACTAGCTGATGCAGCTAATACTGAAGCTGGTTTCCAAGAGCTTAAGACTGCTTATACTGGTACATCTGCAGGTTACCTTTCTGGTAATGCTTCATTCTCAATGTCTGAAGCTGATGCTGGTGTTGCTGCCTTACTTAGAAACTTCGAAGTAACTGGTAACATCCCAACCATGGAAGTATCATTCGAAAAGACTGCTGTTGAAGCTGGTACAAGACGCTTAGGCGCTCGTTGGTCAGTTGAACTTGAGCAGGATCTTAAGAACATGAATGGTATCGATATCGATACTGAATTGACAAACGCTATGTCGTATGAAATTCAGGCCGAAATCGACCGTGAAATGCTTATGAGAATGATTCAGGTTGCTCTTAATGCAGGATCCGGTGTCGGATTCTCAACTTGGAGCCCTGCTTCTGCAGACGGCCGTTGGTTAGTAGAACGTAATCGCGACTTCTATCAAAGACTAATCGTTGAAGCTAATCGTATCGCTGTGAGAAATCGCCGTGGTGCAGCTAACTTCATCGTTGCAACTCCACGTGTTTGCGCTATCATGGAAATGCTCCCTGAATTCCAGTGGGTACCTGTCCAAGGTAATGTTAATACACAACCTGTTGGTGTTGCTAAGATTGGTAATCTTGGTGGTCGTTTCAACGTATACAGAGATACTCGTACTGAAGGTCAAAACCTTAAGAACGATCTATCTGGTGGTCACAATAGTGGTCCAGAGTATGCGTTACTTGGTTACAAGGGTCCAGAGTTTTATGACACTGGTATCATCTACTGTCCATACATTCCAGTCATGGTTCAGAGAACAATTGGTCCTAATGACTTCGCACCTCGCGTTGGCTTGCTAACCCGTTATGGTGTCGTTGATAACATCTTTGGAGCAAATCTCTATTACCACGTAGTCATCTGTACAGGACTCGGAGTAGCGTTCACACCAGGTACTAACTCGGTGTACTTCGGATCTTAATATAAGATTACATTAAAGTTTGAGATCTGGTTCTTACGAGCCAGGTCTCATTTTTTTGTCTATTGCATTGATAGATACCATGTATATAATATTATACATACTATAGCACCCCATAACATTATTACATCCATTATTGCTTAGAAGTTTTAATATGAATTGCTTCTGGATCGATTAAATTAGCAGCATACTTCTCAATAAGATCTTGGCTTGAAGCTCTTACAGGGTTAATATCAATACCACCTCTACGGGCATATAAACACATTACTAATAGTTCGGAAGGGTCAAAAGCATCTTTTAATCTCTTATAAAAACACTCACATATCTCTTCATGAAAATGACATTCATCTCTATATGATATAATATACTTTTTAATACTATGGGCATCAATTGCAACTTTAGATTTGATATAAATGAAAACATCACCCCAATCAGGTTGTGAAGTAACTCGGCAGTTACTCTTTAGTAAACCAGAATAGAACTTCTGCTCTAAATACCTTTTACGTTCAACACCTTCTAATAGAGTAGGGTCTTCAGTATATTGATTATATTGATAATCTTTCTCATCTTCTAATAAATCTACATTTATATAATCATCAATCTCCCATTCCATATTAGAACTAGAATATTTCTTATTAACTCGATCACCATCTTGAAACTTAACTATTACTTTAGTTTCTAATAATTCACTTAAATCTACACTAGCATCTTCTTCAAAACGATATATAGCATCATCTTTATTATAACCCATCATAGTCATATTATAAGAGTTAAAATATAATTTAATACTTTTACTTTCAACTATATACTTACTTGAGCATGGATATACACATTTTACAACTCCAGTTACAGGAGCTCCATTATTAAGAAGGAATGAACACTCATATGCATTCCAGGTATCAGAGCCTACAAAAGGTAAATCATCGTCAAATATATTTAAATATTCTCGATTATTACTTCGGGGCTCTCTAACTAACAAATCAGGATCATACGTACTCTTATATTGAGACGTTTGCCCTAAATGCTTACTAATTCTACTATTATCTAATACGTTATTTGCCATAATTATCTACTATATTATAAATTGTTTCCATACGTTTATCAACTGATCCTTTTAATCTATATACTTTTATTTTATAATGATCAATAGCTTCTTCAAATAAGTTTATGATTATATCTCTAAACTCTTTATCTACGCTACGCTCACCGTCATCTACTAAGGGGATATCAGGTTCTGTATATAGTATAATATCCAATTCACCAATTAGTTTCTTAAAGAGATATTCACTATAATTATATATTTCTTTACTTACCTTCTTTGTATGATATTGATATGTTGTATATACTAGTCCATCTAAAATACATCTATCTAATATAACATCTTTACCTTTATAATCAAGATAATTATACAAATGACTATTAACTGTTATTAATTGAGTTAATTCATCCCCATCTTCATTGATATCTAAATTATACCTCTTTTTTAGACTTCTAGTTATTTCCGGGACAAAATTAAACTTGTGAAATCTTTCTTCTACTTCTAACTTACTAAGTAAAGTAGATTTACCAGTACTTTGAGCTCCTGTAAAACTAATAACCATTACCAATTATATCTTTAAAACTATTAACGTTATATTCTATATCTTCCATTTGTGTATCTGTAACTTCATGATCGATTAAATCAGCCAACATAATTGAAGGCTTTTCATTTAATCCTAGATTACCAGTATATCTAAGTTCCTTAATACCTGCTACCACCGGATTAGACGTATCTACAGATCTTATAGTTTTATCACCAATATAATTTTTAAATTCTTTAGCTAAAGAACAACCAAGTAAATGGTGAGGTTTTTGATTATTCCATACCCCATCTTTCTTTAGTTGTTCTATTAATCTACGACGACCATCACACCATCTTTCAAGTTTAGTTTTACCTCTACCGGTAACTACATAATAACTAAAATCAAAGCTAATTGCAATATAATCAGCATTTTCAGACATATAATTATAACAATCTACTATTTCATCGTATGTTTTACCTTGAATTGCACCAATTTTTAAACCAGGTAACTTAGTATACTTATTTGTAAATTCATGAAAACTTTTTATAGTTGCATATCCGTCTTCTAATACATCTGGTACTATATAGTAAGAAGGGTTAAGTTCTTTAACATACTTAGCAAACTTACCAGGCTCAAATGATTTACCTAATTCAAAAATACTATTATCTAAAAGTACTTCTCTTCCTAATTTAACACTATCTTGGAAAAATTTATAATACTTAGGGTGGGTTTCAAAAAGATGAACTAAAGCATAATCATAATTATTATATTGTTTAGATTTATCTAAAATACTTATCGGACTTTCATGAGATACTAACATATATCTATTATATAGACAGAAAAAGGTATATCAAGTAAATAATATATATGGCATTTGGACTACCGATAGATTTTACAGGAGTTATAGGAGGTTTGACTAAAAGTTTAACTGCTATTACATCCTCCACTTTACAAAATTTATCTAATACAGCTAAAAAAGCTTTGATAAATACAACTAATGGTAATTTAACTTCTAGTCTTAAAAGTATGATTGGTACAAGTTTAAATTTAAATTTATCTAAACTTACAGGGGGTATAAATTTTAACAACGCATTAAATGGATTAAAAGACTTACCTTACCCATCTTTAGGTAGTTTAAATATAAATTCGTTATTTGGATTAATTGATCAAAATATAGGTATTAATTTAAACAATTTTTCTAAAGGTTTAGTAGAAAAATATGGAAAAATAAGTTTAGATGAGATTTCTTTAACTGATAAAATAACAACTGCTATAGATAATCAAGATGTTGATATAACTAATGAAATTGAAGCTGGTATAATATCTGGTAAAAGTTCTTTATTTACTTTAGATAGTTTATCTAATTTATCTAATACTCAAATAAGAGATTTTTCATTAGACCCTAACAAACAATTATCATATGTTAACAGTTTGACTGAACAACAAAAAAATAATATATTTGATTTATCATTTAATTTTATACCTGAAACAAAAATTTATAATAATCAAACATTTTCTCTTAATCAAAATAGTTTAAAAAGTCCAATAAGTTTTTTATCTGATACCGGTAGTACTTTACCCGATATTGATTTTTCTTATAATAAGCAAGATATGCTTAAAAATGTAACTATTAAACCTAAAGTAATAAATGAGGAATTGACTGAAATCGATAGATTAACTAAAGTAGAACAACCTAACACTAGATTAGTAAACTTAAACAGGTATACAAAAGAAAAAGATAGTTTAACGCAAATAAAAGATTATGTTAATAATGGAATAGAAGAGGAAGAAGTAAGTTCAAATTTAGTTGATAAGGAAACAGTTGAGAGTAAAAATTTAGAAGTAATAAGAGATAAAGATACTGATGAAATTATAGGTTATATTTATG